AAGGAAAACATACTTGCAATATTAGAAGCATTAAGAGTATCAGATTTAAGTTTAACTAATGTTTTTGCTTCATCATAAAATTTTAAAAACTCTTTACTACCACCGACAGGATTCTCTAAAATTTCATCTATAGCGTCGACAATAAGTTTTGCAGATTTAGAATCATTTTGGTCATTCATCAATCTACTTGCTCTATCACGCAAACCTTTCAGCTGACTTAATGCATCAAAACTTTTTTTCTTACCTTGATCTTTTACAACGAGCTTGGAAACTTTTGGGTCAAGCACATTAATTAATGCATTTGTAATTTCTTTAAGTTCACCGCTTAACTCACCTTCAGCACGAGTTGTAGGTGTTGGTATTAACTTCCCTTGTGCATCGATAGCCCTACCAGCTTTGTTTACTCGTTTTGGGGTTGTTCTTATTTGTGTTCCAAGTTGTATATCTCTTGCTATACTTTTTAAAGGTGTAAGATCAAATACAACTCTATCTGAACCAGCAGTATTAAAAGCTTTTTTATAGGCCTCATCAATAAGCTCATTATGAGATACTTGTAGTTTACTAGCTGAATCTCTTATACCACGCTCAATACCCTCTAATGTCATACCTTCTGGTAAAGTACCACCAAATTTATTAGCGACAAGTTGGTATACTTGCTCTGCTAATTCATCTTGTTGAAGTTTTGTATAGGTGCTTAATTCTTCTGCTGTAAAAGAGTCAAAATCACTTTGCGCTTTTTGTTTTAATCTTTCAAACAATGCTCGTTGTTGTTTATTTATCAGTCGTCCAGGAATACTAGATGTTCCAGCGGTTTGAGTAAATGCGGCTTGAATCAATTTATTATCACTCGCTAATTGTGCCGCACCAAATAAAGGCAACCCTAATCTTTCTGCGGCTTGTTGAGCTTTTAATGCCTGTGGACCTGAAGTTTTTCTAGCTAAAATGGAAGCTCCAGTTTCACCTGTGATCCCTTGTTTTAGTTTACCTCCTAATACAGGAAGAAATTTTGTTATTATACCATCTACTATACCTATTGTAGCCGCATCACCTTTATCAAGACCTTGTAAAAGTTCAAAATTATCTAAAGAAGTTTCATCAGCAATAGCCTGATCAATTAAATTCCCTAATGAAGCTCCAACAGCAGTGCCTACGAAAGGTTTAAAAACAGTACCCACTAAACTTCCAACGGTTGTGAAATTACCTACGTTAGCGGTAATCGCTCCAGTTGTTTGAGGTAATGTACCAAGCCCTACATTATCTACAGTAAAAACATCACCGTCTGGTGTAAGACTATAAACTTCTATAAATTTTCCACCTCCTGTTGGTATGCGAGAGTACTTACCTTCGGGATGATGTTTTTTAAAATATAATTGCCTATCTTCAAATGTACCAGCATTTTGTCTTCGCACTAAACCATCAGTAACAGTAAATCCTATTGGACCTTTGGTGCGTGATCCTTGCCACTTATCACCAAGTTTTTCTGTCAATACTGAATCTATTCTATCAATCTCAGCATTCTTAAACGTATTATAATTAGCTAAAATTTCAGCATCTCTAGCGGCAGTTATATCAGGAGACAATGGTTCAAAGTCACCTACTGAAGGATCAGGTAAACCAAGTTGCAACAAATCATCGGCTATTTGTTGTTCTAGCATAGCTTCACTAAGTGTGTTATCTTGTAGATCAACAAACTCTCCTAATCCAAAAGGTGTAAATCTAGCACCTCCAGGAGTAAATTTTATATCAGGTGTAGCACTTTGAGTTTTTGGAAAAGTAACACCACCACCTTGTTGAGGAGTTGTACTCCCACCTTTTTTTGGAAAAGTAATAGCCATTAGTTTACTCTAGTAAAACCTTTTAATAATTGATAAGTTGCCGTAGCGTCATTATCTGCTAACTCTGGATATTGAGAAGTAAGATCTGGCCATTTTGCTAAAAAGTCATTTAAGTCATTATTTTTAGCAACTTCAAAAACTTGTGCTTGGGTTGCAGTTAATACATCAAAACCACCGTCTGGTTTTTTAATACCTATACCACCCTCTGGAACTGGTTTTGCTTTTGCTTCTGCTTCTATTGCACTGACCATTTCTTCTGTGATTACTTTATTTGCGGCACGTATTTCACGTAACCCCTCATTATATTTAGCGTATTTTGCTTCTGCTCCAAGACCTTGATTTGCTGGGTCTTTTAAAAATTCACTTGAGTATTGTGCTTCTAACTGAGCTCTCTTATTTGCGGCAGTAAATACAGCGTTTAATGTTTTTAGACCTTCACGTGTAACACCTATATTTGGTGCGGCTTTAATAATCAAGTCAACTTCAGATTGATTTAAATTTCCAGGAAATCCCTCTGCCATCATAATAGCAAATTGTGATCCAACTGATTGTAATAATTCACCAGAAGCTACATTATCTAAATCTCCCTGAAAGAACCTGTTGAACCTATCTTCTCCTAGTGCAGATCGCATCGTATCTACTATACCAAGAGATTTAGCCATTTTGGTAATATTTAAACGAGCTTCAGCAAAAGCTCCAGTATTATAATTTTCTGACGCTTGAAGAGCTAACTGCGATAACTGAGCAAGTTGTTGACTATTTTCTGACGCCTTTGCTATTTCTGCTACTTGTTTACCAAATATAGTTGCAAACTCTTTATCAAGTGCTTCATTAGGGTTATAATTTTGTTGGACTGTTGATTTTGCTACGACAAAGTCGTTATATGTTTTAGCTAAATACTCATTTTTAGCCGCTTGCTTATCTTGCTCTGTACCCTCTGTGTTTTTGTAAATTCTTTCAGCATTAGCGTTTGCTATTCTTTCAAACTCAGAATCTTTAACTGGTGTGTATTTTTCTGAAAACGCCTGAAACTCAAGCAATGTTTCAGCGTAATTTTCATCTGTTGGATCCATGCCCAACAACTTAGCTTGCACCTCTTTAAATTGTTTTATTTCTCTTTGAAAATCGGTATCTGGTATTGTCACACCTGTTTCATCAGCTGTAAGTGGTGAAACAGTGCCGTTTTTATCTACTTTGAAAAAACCACTTTCAGCACTACCATAAACCTCAAAATCAATAGGCATACCCTCAACTGTTTTGAATTCAGTTGAACCAGTTTGTTTATTACTAACAAGCACTCCACCGCCTACGGTTTTAAATTCATATTTATCATCAACTTTTTCTGTGCCTAAATACTGTATATTTTTTGTAGGATCATCAGCTGTAAGATCTATTAAAGCAGTACGACCATCTTCTAATTTAATCGCACTACGAGCAGGAGCATTAGCAACATCTGTCGCTTTATATTCACCTGTTTGTTTATTAAAATTATATACTGTGCCATCAGTAGTTGTGAATGTTGTATACTCAGTTGGAGTGGGTTTTCCAAATGGAGTAGTTTCACCTGAGGTTTTATTGACAATAAAAGGTTGCCCTGTACCATCTGTTTGAACAGTAATATCATCAGCTTCTAATAATTTAGGTAGTGCTGTTTTTAATAAGTCAGATTTTTGTTCTGCGGCACTCGTTTTAGCGGCAGTTTCCGCATCTAATGCTTTAAGTTTTAATTCTTGATCTTGTTTACTTTTAGCTTGTGCCATTTGTAATATAGGATCACCAACATCTTTTATAGTTTCTTTACTCAAAATCGTTGATAATAATTCTCCTCGGGGTGCATTAGCTATTGCGGAGGCGAGATTTAATCCTGATATTACTGGATTAAATTCATAACCTGTAGGTGTATCACCAAGCACATCTTGATATTGTTTGAGATAAGATTCGTATCCTTGAGGTTCAGGTATAAGAGAAGTCAAACCAGATAATTTTGTTGTGATATCTTCTGCATCTGTAGAACCACTTGCTCGCCTCACAGGTTGTTCACCCATAGCAATACGTGCTTTAGCTTCTGCTTGTCCTGGAGCTTGTTCAGTCAAACCACTAGTAATACCTACACCATCAGCTGATATACCACCTTCTTGCACTGTTTCCATAATACCAAGAGTAGGTTGTATTAAAGTTAGTACAGACTCAGGTGTTTTATTAGCATCTTTTTTACCAACTAACCCACCAAGTTCTTGACGACGTTCAGCCACAGTAGCTTCATCACCACGTATAGCATTCATAATTCCTGCGTAATCTTCAGCATTATCAATTTGCTGTTCTAAATTATCTATAGACTGTGCCATTTGTGCAAACATTGGTCTTGCTAAAGCTTGATCTTTCATATTATTCATTAGCCAAATGCCCTATTAAATCCACCGTATAAACTTAAACCACCTATCCCTGCACCCAATAATTGATTTAAGAGACTTGGTTGAGGGGTAGAGCTTATTTGTGTTTGCATTTGTGTAGTGGGTGCTCCTGTTAAAATATCACTGTAAAAACCTAGACGTTGCCTAGGCTCCATTACATTCTGTAAATCTGTTTGTCTTTGTGCTTCTAACTGTGCTTGTAGTAAAGCACGTTCTTGTTCACCAAGCTGTGACATAACACCTAACCCTGACACATCCATTCTTTGCGCTAACTCGCCTAAACCACCTAGCCGTGTTCCTGCTTCTATTTGTCTTTGGAGTTGGTTTTGGGCGGCTTGTTGCGCTTGTAAAAAATTTTGAGCTTGTGATTGAGCCAACGCTGAAGCTCTATTACGATCAACTTCACGTGATAAAATCTCTGCTCTACTTCCGCCAAAAGCTTTTGCGCCAATCGCACGATCTGCCGCTTGATTCTGTTGTATGTCATACGCTCTATTAATTTCATCTTGTACCGCTTGTTGGTAAGGGTTCATATATTGGTCTATCATGGTCTGTGAGGGGGCTAATCCTCCAGCTTGTATCATAAGAGATGCTGGGTTTATAAAATTTTGGTATGCACCAACACCTAATTTTGAGGCATCAGCAAAAGCTTGTTGTTGTAAATCAGTAGCACCTTGCGCTTGTACTGCTGGTAAACCGCCAACAGGAGGTGCAGAAGTTAAATCTTTTGCTTGTTCGAGTAATCCTAATTTATAAGCTTCTATTTCAGGGGCTTCTCTTTGAATAATAGTATCAATTGCCATTATGCTCTGCCCTCATACTGTTTCATCATTTGGTACATACGTTTTGCACCCTTAGTTCTGTCTCCCCCACCAGCTCCTTTTACAGCATTTGCTGTCATAACAAACTCACCATCACTTAACAAAGCTGGTATTGAATCACTGGTTCCTGTTCCAGGACCAACGATTTCACCACCATCAGCCGCCTGTATTCTTTGATAAAATGGGTTGTCACCATAGAAAGTATTAGGGTCAAACCCATATTGGTATATACCCTGTTCTATATCTCGATTTAAAATCATTTGCCCTGTAATATCATCTATATTATCACCATCTTCATCTACTGGTGGACGTAATGAGTCGTAGGCGGTAAGTGCTCCGACTCCTGCGACAGCTAATGGAGCAAACTTTTTAAGTGTGCTAGGCTCTTCGTATTTAGTAGTAGCACTAGTAATAGCTTTTGTTATCATGTCTGTTTCTTTATCTGGACTTAAAGCTGGTAAACCCTGATTTTTTAAAGCTAAATTTGCTACATCAATTGATTGTTGTGCGCCCTGTGCGGCTTCAACTGTTGCCGCTTCTGGGCTTAATGAAGTACGTGATGGGCTTAAATAACTTTCTAAGAATGATTCACCAGAAGTTTGCCCACTAGCATCCATTACATTAGGTGCTGGGTCATATACATACTTTTTAAATGCTTCTGTTATAGGATTAGCTGTTTCTAAACCTTCTAAACCTGTAGCTGGTTGTGCTTGCACAGGAAGATTTGAAGCCGCAAGTTCTGGTTGTGGAAAGCCTTTTGCTATAATCTCCGCTTGACCAGCTAATTGATCTATTTGATTAGTAGCTGGACTAACATTTACTGGAGATTTTGGTGTTCTATCAAATATACCACGTATACCAACATCCCTACCTGTTCCTAAAAAGCCTTTACCTTTTGCAAAACTACCTAAACCAGCTAAACCGCCAGATATCAAAGCACTTTTCAAAGCATCACCAGTTGAAGCACCCCTAAGTTTGGAAGCGGCGAAACCACCTAAACCAGAACTTAATGCGAGTGGTAATGTCGGCAGTAAAAACGGTGCTAATACAGGCAATGCTATAGGAGCTATTGCTTTGACAGCTTTTTTAATACCACTAAATAATTTTTTTAGAAAAAACTCAGGCTGACCAGTTACAGGGTTTATACTATTTAATTCATTACCAACAACATAACGTTCTGGTTCTAACCCCATGTCTTCCATTTGTTTAAAAAGCATAGCCTTCATGCGTGGGTTAGCATCAAGTACTTCTACTGGTATAACAGTTTCACCTTCAGCCGCATGTACAATGTAGGTATCACCCTCACGACCAAAGTCTGCCAACATATCTGCGGCATCTTGAAATTTTTGTAACCCACCTTGTGGAATGAGCGGTTGTTCTTGTACCGTATAATCTAAACTGGCTATACCTTGCATCACGTTCCCTTTACATAATGTATGATGCAGGATAGCTAAACCTGTAATGAGCTAAACTCATCATACTCAAAAAATAGTTAAACTGCAAGTCAAGTCACAATTTTAACTGTACCGTTATCATTAAACAAAGCACCTGTTTCTAAACCTTCAGAAGAAGTAGGTAAATCAGTAAGTGTAATTTTTGTACCTCTAAGCTCTCCAGGATTATTTACTAATGTAAATGTCTGTGTAAGAGTACGAACTAACTCATCAAAATACATACGATCGTAGTTTTCTGGTGGCAACGGAAAAGTGGGTAATGGTGCTTTATTAACTGTCATCGTTTACCATCATTTTTAATATCTACCCGTGGCGAGCCTAACCGCCAGTTCATTTGCACATTACTCGACTCAACACGTAAACCAAAAGAACGACCCCTTACACGTACATAATTTTGAGTAGCATCATCGCCTACTGTAATTGCTTTACTTGTTTCAAATCCAGTTCCAGGAAACCTTTGCCCTTTGAGTGTAAAAGTAGCTTGATTAGTAGCACTAGCATCAGATTTAGCAAAACTAATATCAGGTATAAGTTTTTGTATAAAAGTAAAATTATCGCCATCGCCCATATCCATAGGACTGGACTCTATAAAAGCGGACATAGCAGTTCCATCATCATCATTTGTTTTTTCGTGATTATATATTAATGTTTCTACAGATGCCATTGGGTATTCATAAATACCTTTATCTAACCATGCAGTACGACCAAACGCTCCAACATACCATATTTTTTGCTCATAATTATACACTACATACTTATCATTTTCTGTAGAGCTACCAGATGGATAAAACCAAAACACTTCACCAAACTCTGAGTTTACTCCTGCTACTATTTTTTCAACCGCTGACTCATTTAAATTGTTAAACACATGGTCTCTTACTGTACAAGGTATAGGTTGTACACGACCTTCATACACATAAAATCTATTTTTACCCATCCAAAACACAGCATCTTCTACTGCTACTGCACCCATAGGTGATATAGCACTTGTATTAGAAGATATTCTACTAATACCAAATGTAAAAGGCTGACCTATAAATTGCATGGTATGCACAGATGTATCTGTCAAAACGATAATCTCTCTACGTGTTTTAACAGCTTGCATAATGGTAGAGCCATCTTCAACTCGTAAATCTCCAGCTGTATTAGTAGCAGTAGGCAACCAGTCAAAAGCATTTTCTTGGTCACTAAACCGTATAAGTAACCTGTCTAACTCTGTTGACCCAACAGCAGTTGTGCCAAATACCACAACATGTCTATCACTTGTTACCATGACTTGTCTATTTTTTAAGGGTACAGTGTCACTCAAATCACTAATAGCAAAAGCTCGTGTAGACAAGCCATCGTTTTCACGCCAGAAAAATAACTCACCCTCTCTTGGGCATAATATTAAATCCTCACCAAAATTATCCTGTGTGTAAATTCGTAACCCTGTCGTAGTAGAAATTGTTTCAGACGAGGCTGACCCCCAACCGTCTGCACCCCATGTTCCTGCGCCCCAACCAGAACCTAGAAGTTGCGTGGTAGAACCTCTATTTAATTGATATTCAGCTTCTATTAAACCAGAATTAGTAAGAGTAGATAATGGGTTAGATGTTAAAGTAATTGTATAATCATTGGCACTTGTTACTGTTATTTCATGTTCTTTTTCTAGAAGTGTTACAATAGAACTTAGCTCAGCAACTAAATCGACATTAGTAAACGTAACAAAATCACCAGTAAGTGCGCCATGCCCTGTGTGATTAATAGTACAAGTGGTACTATCTTTGACTGAACTAAAAGTAATAACTGCTCCGCTAATAGGAGCGGTATTTATCAAAGCAGATACTGTTCCAACACTTGCGGTGGCTGTGACAGCGTTTGGTTCAACAGTTACATTACTCATTTAATCTCCTACAGGAACTAAAACTCCCGGTTTTATAGAAACTTCTACTGTTCCAAGTTGTGCTACCATAGCCACACTAATCTTTCTTTCAACCACTTCAGGATCTAATGTGACACTATTTAGTAAAGAGGTAGCTCCAACACCAGTAACCGATATAGAAACATCAACAGATTTTTTGACACTTAAACGTATTGGGGTAATATCATTGTAACCACCACCTGATTCTATGTAATATTTACGATCTGTACCTAATGCTAAAAATTTATCATTAGATAAATTAGTCCATGCATGTAATGTTCTTGGAAATCCTAAATAGGTATTATTAGATAATTTTTCCCAACCACCTATTTTTTCGGGGTAGCCAAATCTAAATCTAACTTTATCACAATCATTCCAACCACCCTCATTACTGTATGCAGTAATTTCTTTATTGATTCCTGGACGAAACTGTAATTTAGCTAATGGCATTTTTTAACTCGTTTGACTAGGGTTCAAAGAGCGACCTATCTCATACATATTAGTACCATCACTTAAAAATACTAAAATATCTCTAGCACTTGCTGAAGTTGATAAAGTAGGAACATTACTTGTAAATTTGTAAGTGCTATTAAAGGTGACTGTGCGACTTCCTGTGCCGTCTTGTATTATAGTCAGCACATAAACTCCCCCTTGCACTTGGTTAGTTGCCGCACCTAATGTTCTATTTGCGGTTAGGGTAACTTTAGTAACTTGATTAGCACTTGCATCCCAAGCAATGGTGCTTGCATCTGTTAAAGTAGTTTCGTTGAAATTTTGTGTAGCCGTAAACTCTTGCGCTGTAGCTAATAAAGCTGGAGTGCCACTATTTAACGTCCCAGTAATAGTTAAGTTGCGTATGCCACTTGTATCTTTGTTTGAGTCTACAACAACGGCTTTAGAAGCGGCAACTGTTCCTGCCGTAGTATCTACATAATTTAACTCTGATGTGGTTGCTGTAACACCATCTAATAAATTAAGTTCTGCGGCAGTAGAAGTTATTGCTGTACCACCTAAACCGATGCTTAGTAAATTTGTAAAATCGTTTACTGCGGCTCCTGATCCTGCACCATCTGCATATATAATTTTTGCAGATCCTGTAGTGATGCTGACATTAGCTCCTGAGCCTTGACTAAAAGTAGCTGTTTGTCCTGAGTTATTATACACAAAATATAATTTATCTGCGGTGTTAGGTGATATAGTTATAGTATTAGTACCACTTGGAGAACCACCTAAAACTAATACTTTAAACATACCATCTGATAAACTTCCATCACTAGTAGTTAAAGTATGTGTAGTGCCAGATAAAGAGACTGCGCCAACACCATTCAATGCACGATCAATTATGTCAAAATTAGTGTTTGTTGTTGTACCCCAAGTTCCAGCTTGTTCACCTGTAGCTGGTTTTTCTATTCCTGTGTTTGATGTGTATGAACTTGCCATTATGCCGCTTCCTCTGTCCAATTAGGATTTTGTGATGGTGTCGTCTCACTCCAAGAAGGTGTTTGACTTGCCGTTTCTTCAGACCAAACAGGATTTTGATCAGGTACAACTAATCCCCATATTGCAACAATACCAATATTTCCTTGGATTGACAATCCTGTGACTGCTACAACAGCATTACCAATAAAGGTAATATCACCAGCAGTAGAGTTACTACTAACTCCAGTTACAGATACGGTCTGTAATAAATCAATACTTACCGATCCTATAGCAGAGGTGGCTGATACACCTGTGGGGATAATAATACTTGCAGTATCTATTACTACCGTGCCTACAGAAGTTGTGCCTGATACACCTGTAACACTGACTACTGAAGAAAGTGAAACAGTTACATCACCTACGGCACTATTACCTATATTTCCTATTGCATCTAAATTAGCATCACCTGTTACAGACTCTTCACCTAATCCACTTGTTGTAGCCTGTCCACTAACCCCGGACACAGCATCACCAACAACTGATGCAGAACCAATACTTGTTGTTCCTGTTACAGCGGTTGGGCTCACGACTGTTTGAGTTAACTCTGTTGTGTTTCCTAATGCACTCGTAGCAGTTACACCTGTTACAGCAAAAGTAGCTCCAGCTAATATATCAGGAGTGTTGACTGCACCTGTAGCTTCTACTCCTGTAACAGAAAATGCTGTAATTAATTCTATCGAAACAGAACCAACAGTCGTAGTCGCACTCGCACCTGTAGGAACAACCAAACAACTACCGACTTCAGTAGTATTACCCAGACTACTTGTTGCCGCTCCTAATGTAACATCAACATCCGAGTTACCCCTTACTATAAAATTACTACCGACAGCAGAAGTAGCAGTTTGCCCAGTTACACTTAAGCTAACCGAGCCGACAAAAGTAGTATCACCTACTGAACCTGTAGAAGAAACACCAGAAATACTAAATATGCAACTACCAATAATTGTTGGATCACCAACAGCAGAAGTACCAGCAACACCCGAAACACTAACAATTTCATCTCTAGTGTTCGATACTTGTACCGTTCCTACCTGTCCCGTAGAACTTACACCAGTTACAGATAGATTAGCTCCACACCTAACAGACTCTTCACCGAGACTGGCGACACCACCAGAAGCACTAACACCTACAACTGCCGCTCCTGTTAAGTTTGCAGAGCCAGCCGTTGATGTGCCTTCTGCTCCTGTAGGTATTGTCTTTGCTGTGCCTGTTACAGTTTCATTACCTAATGCGCTTGTAGATGCAACTCCTGTAACAGATATGGATACAGAGGTTATGGCAGTTTCATTACCTAAAGCAGAAGTAGCAGACACCCCTGTTGCGGATACTCCTACTCCAGCACCAATTTGCTCATTACCTAGACCACCGACTAATTCAGTCGTGTTGCCTACACTAAAAATAGCTGTGCCTGTAACAGTTTCGTTACCTAAAGCAGAGGTTGAAGATACCCCAGTAACACTAAAAGCTATATTTTCAGTAGTGGATACTGTTTCATTGCCTAAAGCTGAGGTTCCTGCTGAACCTGTAACTGCAACAGTTACATTTTCAGTGGTAGATACTGTTTCATTACCTAAAGCAGATGTTGCCGCAACACCGCTAACACTGAAACTTACGCTTTCAGACCCCGAATCAGCAAATGCACCTCCAGCAAAGGGTAGGGTTGAAAACATACTTTATCCTATAAGTGGCTCCGGCCAGTCATTTATCGGTGCGTTGCCTGTAGGATTACCATCGCTATCCACTGGTATATCCCATAAGGCTATAAAAGCCGCATGGTCAGATGCATTTGTTATCGCTGTCTCAATCGTGCCTGAAGCAGTCCTAACAGCCGCCCTATAGGTAGCAACATCGGTTGGAATAGTGGTTGTGCTATCTTCTGCTTTACGAACAACATACCAATCAGTTGATTCAAGTAATGATTTAGCTGTAGCTTTTGTCTGTGCTTTGTATTGACTTTTAAGACCAAGTGTTATTAGTTGATTGCCATCAACATCTAATACAGCTTTACCATCCTCATCTACTTCTTTAACATCATCTAATGCTTTTGGTTTATCAGCAGACCAGTAAAACCGTTGGTCATACCATTTAGGTTCATCTTCCCAAACCAAGCCTACCGCTTTCTTTTCTGCATCGGTTGTGAGTGCTAACCAGTTGCTTGGATATTGGTTGCCGTCATCGTCTGACCAACCTCTACCTGACTTAATTACTTTGTTGTTATATTTCCACATTTATCACTCCTATCTCGCATTTGCATATTTGAAAGGCATCTCAGCAAATGCCATGAAGATGTAGTCATGACCAGAACCATTGTACACATCACCACTTCTTCTTAATTTAAAACCATTTGACAGAAAATCAAAACAATCTGTGCCGCTTGAACTTTCTGCTGTATCATCATTAGGGTTTAATTCCAACTTTTCTTCAAGCGGGTTTATATCACCTCTTTTATTATCAAATATAATCCATCTGTTAGAAGCATCTGTTTGTTTGACAATAAGCAGAGCTGGTCTGAACCCTGTAAACACAAACACACCATCAGTGCTTCCGGTTCCTGTGTAACTTCCAAACTTGGAATAGCCCCTGACCGAGTGAAAACAATAGGCGATTTGAGTATTGTTTGCATCGACACTCACTCCTACACCTAATCCAAAAGTGGTCGAATTAGGAACACTAGCACCCCATACATTACTAACACTTGCTACTCCGCCTGTAGTTTCAAGTTTGAGATACTGAGAAGTATTGGTAGTAACTGATTCATGCCAAACGTGCCAACTTCCAGTTGACCCACGTTCCTTTTGAATAATTACTTCTGGTGTAACGCCAAGTCCATGTCCTACTGTAAAGTTACCAGAAGAAGCACTTGTAAAGCCTACGATACTAAATCCTGCTTTTGTATTAGCTGATACAGAGCTAGTGATGCTTCCGTCTGTGTTGCTAGATGCTGAACCCCCTGCAAGCCAAGCCCAACCAACATAGGTATCGTTATTGTCATTTGTTGATATTGCTGTTCCTAACGTAAAACCATTTGAATCAAATGATGTTATTTGTGTTGAACTTGTACTTTCAGAGTCAGTATCATTTGTTGATAAATATTTACCAACACCACGAACACTATCTTGCACAGTATGGTCTTGTGTTGCGTTTCGTTGTTTTATCCAAACCCAATCTGGTGCAAACTGATAACTCGATATACTGTTACTCGAACCAGTTCCTGTCCATATTTGTGTGTCGAAGTGATCTTCTGGAGGCTCATCATTTAAAGGTGAGATGGATGGTTCAGGCAAATTTTCTGCAACTAGTGCTAAATATCCAGAAGGAACTGAATAATAAAAATCACCGTGTCCATTAGCGTCTGAAGCGTTAGCTGAACCAGAGGTTACAGTATTCCGAAATGAGCTATCTTGTCCAAAATTAAATTGCGACCTAGCGTTATCTGCTGAAGACGTATCTAGAAAGAAAACACCAAAAGCAACACCAGAAGTTAAAGCGGTTGATGCGTTACCTTGTGAAGCATTGTTTTTTAAAAACTCTATCTCGCCATCATCTAAATTTATTTTAAGACCTATTATATCTCCAACAGTATAAGTAGCACCATAGTCAACAGCACTCCCACCATCAATAATCTTATGACCATCAGATTGGTAAATTACACTTTTACCTCTAGTTGGCTTCCAAAAAGTGCCTTCAGTATCACTCTTAATACCAACAGACATTCCGTTGCCCATATCTTCAGCAACCATTTCAACGTACCATTTACCTGTTGTTGGAAAAAAGGTAGACCCTATACTTCCTGCGGTACTAGAACTACCATTAACTCGCAAATTACCAAAAGCAGTAGAAAAAGTAGGACCATCTAAAGGATTCATAGTAGCAAAATTATTAGTGGGACTATCTGACACTACATCTGCGGTTACGAAATTATTTGTACTCCAATCGTTATCCTGACCGCTTGTATCATTGCCTATGTCAGAGCTATTTTTAAACTCTAATCTGAAACCATTTGTTCCAAACGTTAAGCCAGATGTATCTTTAGGAACCCAAACGCCTGATTTTGTTTCACCAAAATTAGAAGGAGCTAATGCTTGCCCATCTATAAAGTTAAAATCAGCAAGATATCCATCAAAATAGTTCTGACTGTACCCACTAAGTTTCCCAATAGTGTGAACTTTATTATTGTTAAGATATAATGAGTCATAACTCGATGGTGGCAATCCACTATTTGATGTGGTATAGTCTGTTTGCTCGACACTATTTGCATAAATTTTTATTCTGTCTGCCGCAGTTGATTGAGCACTGTCATATATAATTACAAAATTATACCACGCACTTGTGTCCCTAAACACAGCACTTGTGTATTTATTGTACACATTTCCATTTAAAGAAAAACCTAAAGTGTCACTTGAAGTAAAAACAACACCGCCATCAATAGCGGCTCCACTATGAGCTCCAAATACATATTGAGTAGATCCTAATAAACATCTTTTAACCCAGAAACTTATTGTGTATAAATCTCTGTCTCCTGCTGAAAATGTTTGAGTTAAATATGTTGTACTACCATCATCAAACCGTAAAGAGTTGTCTATCTTAAACGGATAAAATCCTGTTTCGCCTCCTGCCGCTATATTAAATAAACTACTCATGATACATTTAATGCCCTACCAATTTCAAACATATTTGTTCCATTACTTACAAAAACTAATACATCTCTGGCACTAGCGGTTGTAGTTAATGTAGGTGCTGTTCCTTTAACAAATTTGTAGTTACTATTGAAAGATAAAGTTCTAGACCCAGTGCCATCTTGTATAATCGATATAACATACACCCCACCATCTATTTGATTAGATGCCGCTCCTAATGTTCTGTTACCTCCAAGCGTTACACTTGTTACTTGGTTAGCACTTGCATCCCATGATACTGTAGAAGCATCTGATAATGTCGTGGCATTAAAATTTTGTGTGGCTGTGAACTCTTGTGCTGTTTTAAGGTTTGCTACTGCAAACCCTCCAGCTTGTGACCCGTCATGAACAACAACAGTATCTTTATCTGTGTCAACCGTAACTTCTCCAACAGCCCCAGTAAAAGAACCTGTTTCTGATGTTGTGCCTCTTCTAAACTGTACTTGTGTAGCCATTATGCAACCGATCCAAAATCTTCGGTTCCTGTTACAGAACCTGTTACTAAACCAAAATCTTTATTCGCAGGAACACCTAAATTAGCTGGTGTTATTTTTTTCATTGTACCACCATCATCTATAAGAACAAAGTCTGCATCACTGCTTGATGTTGTGGTAGAGGGAGCATCTGAATTTGATGTTGTCAATACAGCAGAAGAAAGTCTTGCATCAGCGATTGTACCTGATAGCTGAGAGGCATTTATTGTTTTATTAGTTAAAGTGTCTGTAGAACTAGCTGTGATAGCACCTATATCTGACAAGACTTCACTTGTACTTCTGCTTTCCAAGCCATTAGCTGTAAATCTTGCAAATTCATTATCCGCTACAGAACTACTATCTATCTTGACTGCGTTTGTGTTAGATATACCAAAGGTGAGACTTGCTTGTGCGCCTATATCAGACAATACTTCAGAAGCAGAACGACCTTCGATTGCTGTGCCATCTACTCGTAAAAAGTCATTATCAGCTACACCGCTTGTAAACTTAGGCACATTATTATTTGATATTCCTGTAGACAAAGTAGCAGTTGATGTAATTGATGTACCGTTGAGCGTCATAGCATCAGCTTCTAATGTGCCATCTACGTCCACATCTCCAGAGATATCTAAATTAGTAAATACAGAAGTTCCCGTACCAGTTATAGTGCCACTAACGCTTACATTACCACTAGCATCCCTAAACACCGCTTTTTCTGCTGGCTGAGTGCAAAACAGAGTTTTTGTACCAGCACCCCAATTAACAGCGTTATCAGAGTTACTAGACTGTAGTATTGTAGTTCGAGCTAACGTAGTGCCAGAGGAGGTATAAGTGCCTATACCCACCTCAAAATCAGAACCAAGAGTGCAAGCGTAATAAGTAGTATTGCCATTACCGATTGAACCAAAAGACTCAAACCCAGTGACAGCACCAGCAAGAGTATAAGTGCCAGTTCCCGTTGTGGTCGAGGTTTCTTTGACCCTATCGGCAAGTACGAGTGCCACAGCGTCACCTATGCAATACGAATGATGGCGTTACTCGCATCTGCTGTTGGGAACTGTATAGTAAAAGTACCAGAAGTAGATGTTTTATTGGTACTAAAATCAAGCACTGCAACAGCTTTATTAGAATCACTGCTATTATAAATCAAAGCTCCCATTGCTGTAATCGTAGCTGTTGTAAAACTAAGATCCGCAAAATCAGTAATTGCTGTAGTACCGGAAAGTGAAGGGTCTACCCTAGTTAATGTACCACCGCCCGAAGTATATGAACCACTATTAGCAACTTCACCTGTTGTGGTAAAAGCTGTGGTCGTTGCTCCTAAAGTAGCTGTAGTGCTAGATTTACCACCGCCACCTTCTGCATACAAAGCGAGTTTAAAAGTATCACCACCTGAGTTTTTAAAATTGTGTACACCCTCTAATAGTTCTTTTTTGAAGGAACTACACATTGCTTGTGCTATAGCCATTTAAATTCTCCTTACAAGATCAGCCATTTCTGTTTGTCCAGCTTTGGACATCTTATGTGCAATAGTAGCACGTTCTTCTCGTCTTGCCAATTCTATATAATGATACAGAACTTTTTGCAAACTACCCCTAAATACTTCCGCTTGTTCTTTAATTACAGGAGGTGCTGTGTCGGACACTCGCATCACCTTATCCATAGCTAATTCTGTTAACTGTTCAGAGCTTAAACCACCCTCTGCTGAGGTCATTACATTCACAGAATTAACATTAATATCGCTAGATACACTAATCATTTTTTACCTTTTTCCATATAAGTAACATTTGGTATATCATGTCTACCTATTAAAACAGGTTTAACTTTTTTTGCGTCCTCTGCCTCGGGTGGTGACATGCTATCTTTTTTAGTTATTTTCAACTTACCATCAACAACAGACTGTATTAAAGGATTATCTAATCTATGATAGCCGTACAGTTTTTCTTCATCAGGCACGTTTACATCTAATAAAGGTGATGTTCTTGCTACTTCTATAGCTACGTTATTTTGTATTGCCATAGCACACCAAAACTCAACACAAGCTCTACCAGCTTCAGCAAAATGTATGTTTTCTTTATATGAAAAATCTATGCCAAAAAGATGCACTTTTTTTACTTTTGCATAAATAGCAAATGCGATTGCATAAGCGACTGTATTATTAAAATACGCTACTTTGACTGTATTAATAACATCTTCTAATGGGTATTCCACTATTTCTGGTACACGTTCATCTATGCAACAAGAGTATATAACACCCTTATTTTTAGTTTCTAATAAAAACTCGTTTGCGACACCTGTTTGTTTTCCTGCTTTTGTATCATCTAAAAACCTAGAAGCTGGATCCATCATAAAAGTGCGATCTACATGTAAAATAGCACCAATACAATTTATTCCCCATACCTCATCATATCGTACAGAGTTTATTCTAGTTAAAACATATTCAGAAAAAGAACCACCTAAAGCGACAATCGCTACTTCTTTATTTTCTAACGTGGTCATGTTTTACGAGAAACCTTAATACCAGTTCTAAACGCATCTGTGTTTTCAGTTGCTTCACCATAATTTTTAAGTCTGGACATAGCTTCTACAAAACGACTATTATACAAAGTAAGTATCTCTTGCTCGCCTTTCATAAAAATATATGCTTCATACAAACTACCAAACAATAAGGTATCAGGGGCATTTGTACCTAACCAAGAAGTGCCATCACTAGTCGCTGTTATTGATTGTGGTCTATAATAATAATGTAACTCAGCTGAGTAATTTGCATTTGGGGTAGGACTTACTATAAAGTTGTCTACATCAAAGTATGCATAAAATCTTGGTACACCAGTAGTGGCAGGATTAGGATTAAACTCTTGCACATAGTTTACATCTTTGAAAAGTAAAAACTCGTGGCTACTAGAGTTTATAATAGATAAAGATATCGACCCTAAATAATCATCTGGTACGGCTAAAAATTTATTTCCATTGCTTAGTGTACCTGTAACATTTTTCCTAAAGTATTCTAACTCCACTAATTTAAGTATGCGTTCTTCTGCATTTTTAATAAAATTAGGAATATTACTGACAAAGGTTGTTTCAGAGTTTTCTGTATAATCTTTAATAGCTTGTGTAAGTGTTGTATTAGTGTAACTCATGGTGTATTCGCCTGACCGCCCATGCCGCTGTGGTTCGTACAATAGTAATATAAGGTTGCAACACTCGCCGCAACTGTTATTTCTGTATAAGCTCCTGAGTATCCAGGAGTCCCAGAAGTAGTTACTCCAGTAGTATATTCACTACCGCCACCATGCGTCCCATCAGAAGTAAGAGAAAACCTCAATGGATGACCGTTATTTGTACTATCACTTTGATCAAATCTATAAGTTTGACCCTCTGTCAAATTAACGGTAGCTTGTCTAGTGCCATCTATAAAATATTTATTAGCACCAAGATATTCGGCTACTGTAACTGCAAATATTTGACCTGTATATGCAGAAGTTCCCAAAGAACTTGTACCTGTGACTGCTGTAACAGAAGCAGTTACATTTGTAGCAATACTTCCTGTAACAGTGACCGTACCTACACTACCTGTTAAAGCATCCAAATCAGATATAGTGGATGGTATAATATCTTTACCTGTAGTTGTAAAAACTAAAAAAGGATTATTATCATCAGTGACATCTACTCTTGGCTGAAAAAGTGCTTGCGGATCATTAGGTTTACTTATTGGCTCAAGCTGTGGGTGTTTGGTTTCATAACACTCTGGGCATACTTTTAAGCCATTCCACTCTTCGCGCAAGTCTAAATAATCGTATCTAAAACCGCATCTATCACATATAGCTTTGGAATATATACCGACCGCATACGCCATCAACTAAACCCATAAAAATCTCTGCGAGGTGTAAGACTTAAATTAGCCCTGTCTATATCTTCAAAAGCCGCTCTATTAAATTCTTCTTCATACATAGCTTTCAATAGAGTAACTCTATCTGGTGCTCTTTTGATAGATAAATAATAAGCTAATCCAGCCGCTAAACACGGATAAAATCTAAATGGCACTTCAACAGTATTAACAAAAGTATCCGCATCTTCTATTCTTGTAAGTCTATCAAAAACAAAAGTATAAGCTTTATCAGGTGTAGGCCAGATTTTTAAAACAGGTGTAACTTGCCTGTCTACATAATATTGCGTGGGTCGAGCTTGTGTTCTTTTACTGGGAATATTTAAGAATGTATCTCTGCCTATCCTAGTGATTTGAACATCTGATTGTGTGCTTGTACCAGCATTTTCTCTAATGACAGCACTTAATATGTCAATAGTATCTGCATCTAATGTGTACTCTGCAGTACCTTGTGTTATTGATATAGTGTTCTGACTTATTGTCCATCTATTCAAACCTCTATTAGCCCAATCAGCAAACAACAAATTTAAAGAACGTTTAGCGGTTTTGAGGTCATAACCTGTACGTACCTCTAAACCGCAACGCTCAAAAGCTTCCTCGATATAGTCAGCTACATCAAGCTCAAAATTTGTTGAACCAGAAGTTGTCATTAACTATTTGGACCTCTTACTGCACCACCTTTTGACATACCTTTTTTACGCATATATC